GCCATGTGCACCAGCGCGAGCTGATCCTGCAGGCGGTTCATGTAGGCCTCACCCAACGTGCGGGCCAGCTTGCGCAGCTCATTCGGAGTGCGCTGTTGGGTCATCGTGTCGCCGGCGCTGATCGGATAGCGCGCCTGGTTGATGCGCAGCCGGTCTTGCGAGAACGACATAGCCTTGCCGTAGCCTTCCGCGTTGCGCGAACCCATGATCGGCTTGCCGCCCATGTGGTTCACCAGGTCGAAGGTCACTTCATCGCCCGCCATCTTCTGCAAGTCCATGCAGCGAACGATGGGCATGTTCGTGCTGGTTTGCTGGCGAATGGCGGCTTCGGTTTCCGACTGCTGGGGGAACTTGCCAGCCAGACGGTTGATCGTGGTGTTGCGTTGCGTGTTCGCAGAGAAAAGGCCGGCGCTCTGCAGCCTGTTGGCAAGCGGAGAACCGTAGGGGATATTCGTAGCCATAGCTAACTCCTTCGTGTGGGATGGGGCGCCGCTTCACAGCGGTGCCGATTCAAAAAACAACAAGCTCAAAGAGCCCTGTCAAGCAATGCGCGGATTTGTTCAGGGGACTTGCCCATGAAGTTGCCCATCACGCTGCTATCACTCATTTCCATCAATGCTTGGGCCTCGTCGTGGTGCGCCTTCGAGCCAGCCGGGATCTCCGACAAGCTGGTGGGCACAACCGCCTTGGCTTTGGCAAGTGCAGCTTTCGCTGCGGCTGCCACGTCTGCCGGGACAGTCGTGGTTTGCTGGGTCGTCTTTCCAGTAGCGGCCTTGAACGTGTCGAAAAACTCCACCACATCAGCGGTTGAGCCTTTTTCCAGGACGGCTTGGTAGCCAGCTCGGGCAAAGCTCGGTTGCGATGCAATCCAATCGGCCAGCTCCTTGCTCTCGGCAATGGAATTGGCATCAGGGTGCTTTTGCAGAATTGCGTTGTAGTGCGCTTCGGTCGCAGTCAGGGCTTGCTGCTGCTGGAAGGGGGCGAGGTTGGCTTTCAACTCGTCGCGAACTTCCTTCAACAACTCGTCCTTCAACTGCTGGCGTAGCGTGCTGGCGCTCTGGGTGTGCAGCTTTTGGATGCCGTCGGCAATCGCCTTCTCGGAAAAGTCGCCAAAGATGGCCGGGTCAACGCCTTGTTCGATTGCGGCTGCGGCGGTTGCCGTAGCCTCGTCTTGCTTGGTCGGTGCCTTGCCTTCTTCTACGCGCTGCTGGGCGACTGTTTCCAGTGCGGCCAGCTTTTCCAGGGCGGCGGATGCCTGGGCTTTCCAGTGCTGCTCACCTTGTCGTGCCTGCTCCAGCTTTTCGTAGGGGATGGTGTGAACACCGTCCTTTGCCATCAGCACGGTCTTTTCAGGATCGGCTGCGGGTTCGTTGGCTGGCTTCTGCTCTTCTTGTTTCTCGACTTGTTCAACTGGCTCGGCGGCTTTTGCTGTGGCATCGGGCAGGCCACGTTCCAGCAGTGCGCTGGTATCGCCCTCGGGCAGATTCATCATCTGCAGCATCTGTGCATCGGTCAGTTCGCCATTCACGGCGTGCTCTTGGAAAAACTCTGCTTGAGTCGTCATTGCATCCCTGCCGTTTGTCGGAACGGCACCAAAGGTCTGCATTCGACTGGCCCGCACCAGCCAAAAGGCCAGCGCCGGTCAATCTCCAGCATCGGGCCGCCACCTTTCAGCAGCAGCCCATTCGGGAAAGCCACCCCTCACGGGGTTGCAGTATCGCCTGTCGCTTCACAGCGTGGGGCTTGTGCATGACTGTGCGCGTGATGCGCTTGGAAATGAATCCCTAGTGGGGGGATGGTAGGTTATCCGCTACGCCGGGGGTTTCGATCCCCGTCATGGGGGATGCGCCATCCTGCGGCACCGGCGGAAATGCAGGGCTGGTGTTTTGCGGTGGCGTAGGGCCGCTGGGCTGCGTTGGCACCAGCTCGGGCGTGGGGAAGTCGGGGTCATCGCCGCCTGGGTTGGGCTTCTTGTAGCCTGCGCCCTGCATCACCACGTCGGCAATGGGTGCGATCTGCGGCATCTGAGCCACTTGTGCACCAGCCTGCATTGCGCTGTAGGCCGCCTGTACGCCGATCTGCACAGCGCGGGCTTCGATTTCCTTGATCTCGCTGTCGCTGCGGCGCTCTTTCATGGCTACCTCGCGCATCTTCACCTCGGCCCCGGCCTTGACCAGCGCAGCATTCACGGCGTCGTCGGTCTGCTTTTGGATTTGTTCAGGGGTCTGCTGCTGCGATGCCTCGCGCACGGCCTTGATGATTTCCTCTTTGTCGGGCAAGTCCATCAGGCTCAACATGTGGGGCAGGGCCACGATCTGCATGTTCTGCGGCATGACCTTGAAAGCCTCGCTCAGGGCGGCAAGTTGTTGCACGCGGAAGCTGCCGGAACTTGGCACATCGTCTAGGGCCACCTTCAGTCGGGTGCGCTGCACGTCGTTGGTCCGGTACTCCATGCCGGTGAAGTCGTCCCGGGCTGGTGAATTCAGCACCACCGTGCGGTCTTCCCGGATGGCGTTGCCCGGGATCAGGACGGATTCTTCCTCCTGCATGTCCTCGATGATTAGCGACATAAGCAGTTCACCCACCTTGGTGCGCGCCATCTTGAAGTTGTCCATCAGGGCGGCCAGGGTCTGGGTGGACTGCTCGATCTGGGTCTGCTCTTGCAGGCCGGATGTGGCCGTTCCCTGCTGGCCCATGAATCCAGAGCTGATGCCGCTGGCGCGCTCAATGCCCATGCGGGAATCTTGCAGCATCTTGTACTGCTGTTCGTTCAGCTGGAAATCTCGGAAAACCTGGAACCGGGCACCGGGGTTGCTGCGGAAGTGGTCAGCGTCCAGGATGATGTCAGCATCGACCCGGCCCACCATTTGCCGGAACTGGGAATCCGTCATTGCCACCGCGCCCTTTGTGCGCTCAGTGCGAACGGCAGACAGCCCCCAGCGGATTTTGCTGGTGGCGCTGTTTACGTTGTCCTGCAGATAAACCATGCCACGTACCCGCCCGAATGGAATTCCGGTGCGGTCTTCGCGGTGCCCCCAGAATGGGACATAGGGAAAATCGTGGTGCTTGTACGGTGTCGGGCCTTCGTGCAGCTTGTGCGGGCCAGCCCAGAATGACACGTACATGCGCGGCATCGTCGCCGTCACGGCCTTGACGACACCCGCGGCCAGGAATTCATCATGTGCGGGGTTCTTCGGGTCGTACTCAACAACCCGCCCATCGTTCGCCTTGAGCACAGTGACCTGCTCCCAGCGCCGGAACCACATTTCAAACAGGCACACGCGGCCCGTCTCGCAGTCTCGCCATTGCTGCTCTTCGATGCTCCAGCCACGCTCGTCGTTCAGACTCATGGCCAGGCCGGTGCTGGTGCTGCCGTCCAGCGATAGCTCGGCCATGTCAGTCCCAAGGCTCATGCGCAACAAGGCGGCATGCTGTGGAAATTTCAGCGCGGCCTGCTCCACATCCGTCCAGCGGCGGCGCAGCAGGTATCGGGCATCGCTCATATCGGGCTCGGCGCTCAGGTGATCCCAGTAGATTTCGTTGCGGTGTACAGATCGGCACCGGTATGGATACTTGAACGGGTCGCTCTCGCGCGCCACCTCAACCCAGCCAACACCTACGCACACCTGGGGCCGGAACGCTTCGCCACACGCGGCATCGGCCTTGCTGTTGCGCTCGGCCTGGTTCACTTTGTAGTTCAGCGCAGCTGCAACGTCCTCACCTTGACCCGGGCGGTCTGGGGTGATGCGCCAGTCGGTGCGGGTCTTCGCTTCCAAGCCCAGCACGGCCTCGATAGCCGGGCCGATAAGCGGCTCAATGGCAGGCGGCACACCCAGTGCGCGTTGCTTTTGCAGCACCTCGGCATCCAGCTGATTGCCGTCCACGTAGTCCATTTCCTTGTCGGCGCGGCTTCTCCAACTGGGCTGATTCTGGATCTCGTGCAGGTAGCGGGTGTATTCCTGGAGCGTCAACTCGCCAGTCATCGGGGTTTTGGTGTTCATGGTCATACTCGCCAGTCGGGTGCGTCGGGCTCTTCGTATTGGCTGCGTTTGGAGCCAGGCGCTGGAACTCCTTGGACAAATGTCATAGCCACGCTATCGCCCTTGTCGGGGCTACGGCCCAGTACCTCGCGGATTTCGTCTTTGCTTCGCATCTGGATCGCAGCTGCTTTGCCCATGGTCACCACCTTGTAGCGCACAGCGGCAAGATCAGACATCAGCTCTTGGTCGGGCGGCAAGGCAATTGGGTCTGGGTTTGTCGGGTCAAGAGCCTCACGCAGCAGCCAGTACATCTCGGCACGCCGATTGCGGAACCGCAGATTCCCGGCCTTGGTCATCGCGTGGCTGCTCTCCGACCCATTAACTGCAAAAACATTGAGGTTCAGCCCCACGATGAAGTCCAGCGCACTTGAACCAATGCCAATGCTGTCTACACAGATGCAAGCCCCGTTGCGCACAAGCGGCACGACAAACGCCGCGGTACAAGGGCCGTCCTTGGTGACAATCCCCGGCGCAGTGACCATCTCGTCAAACCATTGCCCGTGCCGTCGCGCTGCACTGGTCTTGTCAACCCCACCACGCGCAGGATCAAGCCCAAGCGCAGTCATCTCGCCCTTGGCCTCGCGCGGCTTCCATCGCGCCTGGGCAGCCTTGATCCACTCAGTAGGAATGGTTTGCCAGGCCGGGTCTGACGCGCCCGCGTTGAAATCGCCGCGCAACATCTGGGAACGTAGCGGCTCGGGCAGAGCCTGCAGCGTGGATTTGTAGCCGGTAGTGGTCAGGAACAGGTTGTCATCGACTGAGCTGGGGATGAAAGTCCGGCTCTTCGGCTTCATCAGATCGCCACCGATCTGAACCGGCGTGCTATCTGGTACCTCTTGATCCTCGCCTTTTTCGTTCGTGACGTACCAGCGCAACTCGCCAGGCTTTGCAGGGTTTGGGTGTTGCGGGTCAAGCCAGGCGGCCCAGTAGCGCTTCACCCATTCGCCCTCGGCGGTGGTGGGCGGGTTCCCGGCTGCGACAACCCGCTGGCGAATGCTGGGGTCATCCGTCCGCATCCACCCGATCAGGGTGCGAAACTGCAACTCGGTAAAGTGAGTGATCTCATCGAAGCCCTTGAAGTCGTGGGGCCGTCCCTGATACTTCATCCAGTCGTCAGGCTCCTTTACGCTGCCAAGCTCCAAAACCTTACTCTCTGGCAGCCGCCAAATTCCATCTTGGGAGTTGTAGCCCTTGCGCGTACCAAGAATCTTGGTCATTCGCTCTTCGATGCCAATCAGCTGCACCGCCTCGCGCCGGAAGATGATGCTGTGCGACTGCTCGGTCAAGCTCAAGCCCATCAGCAAATCAGTCTTCCCGCCACCTGCTGCGCCACCATAAAACAAAATGTCTGCAGCAGAGTAGTAGGCCGCGTACTGTGGGCCGTCCTGCGGAATCCAGACTGGGGCACCAGCAGCCAGCATCACGCGGTCAAGCTCCGCCTTCGCGCCAGGGTCCATTCGCGCCAGAAGCTCCAGCATATCGGCGGTGGACAGCGCGATCTCTGCGGTCATGATCTGGCCTTCATGCTGCCAGCCAAGGCCGCTGCAGCCTCTGGGTTCGTGGACAGCAAGCGCGCAAGACGAATTGCCCGCTCGGCGTCGGTCATGCTTTTGGTTGAAGTCGGGCCATCAACGTCGCCCTCGGCGGCAACATCCAGGCCAAACGCCTCGCGCTCACCCTTCCGCACCTTCTCATCAACATCTGCCAGCTTCTTGAGGTCGTCCACCAAGGTCGAGCGGTTCATGGCCTTGCGCAGCGCATCGTTTGCGCGATCAACCCCGTTCTCGTCGGGCTTACGCACCATCTCAATCACATCCGCCAGATCGGGCATCAGCAATGTCGCCTGGGCGATCTGATTCAGCAGCGCATGCTTCACGTTAGCCAGCGCCTGCAATCCTGTGCGGTGGGCCAAGATCACTTGCTTGTTCGCCTCAGCCGCAACAAGCACCGTGTCTGTTGCGTCTTTTTGCGCCTGCGTTACGCTTTCGCGTAACAAAGCTGCGTCAGTGGCTTGCTTGATGACCTCGCGCAAATCCTTGCACCACCCGAGCGCACTGGCTTTGCGGCTGATTTGCGCGTATGAAACACCGTGTTGCGTTTCGAGCTCTCGGAGTGTG